GAGAAACCTGAATTCATCAAATCATTAAACAAAGCTTCAGACCCGTATATTAAAGAAGCAAGAAAAAGAAACAAAGATTACATTAAGAAGAATGGCGACTTTGGCATTTCACATCACTCAACACCTTTAACGGTCGATAATAAATTTAAGGACTTTCACAATTATGTCGGTCAAAAGTGTTGGGAATTTTTAGACTGGCAAGGTTTTGACATGTCACAATATCAAACGTTCTTTGAACAAAGCTGGGTCCAAGAGTTTGCAAAAAATGGTGGAGGACATCATTCAGCACATATTCATTGGAACACACATGTAAATGCATTTTACTTTTTAAAGTGTGGACCTGAAACATCTTATCCTGTTTTTCATGAGCCAAGAACAGGGGCTCGTACAACAAAATTAAAAATGAAGCCTGGTAATGGAATTTTTCATGGAACCGAATTGGTTCATTTCAAACCAAAGCCAGGAACACTCATTATCTTTCCAGGATACATGGAACATGAATATTCAGTCGATCATGGTAAAAAACCATTTAGATTTATTCATATCTGTATTAGTGCAATTTTAAAAGAAATGGCAAAGAAGGTATAACATGGCTAAGAAATACGATTTTAAAAAAGATAATTTTTGTGTCATTGAAAAAGCAATATCACCAGATCTTGCAACATTTTTATACAATTATTTTTCTATGCAAAAACAAGTTTATGATACTTGTATAAAAGCTAGATACATTTCTCCATTTGAAACTTTCTTAGGTTATTATGAAGGTCAAGATGAACAGATTCCAAACACATATTCTCAATATGCGAATATGGCATTTGAAACATTATTGTTAAAACTGCAACCGATTATGGAGAAAACAACAAAGTTAAAGTTGTATCCTAATTATACGTATGCAAGAATTTATAAACCAGGTGATGAATTGAAACGTCACAAAGATAGATTCTCTTGTGAGATATCGACAACATTAAATCTTGGTGGAGACAAATGGCCCATCTTTATAGAACCTTCTCAAAAGGAAGGAATGAAAGGTGTGTCGGTTAATCTGAAACCAGGAGATATGTTAGTCTATAAAGGAAATATATTAGAGCATTGGAGAGAACCATTTAAAGGTAAAGACTGTGCTCAAGTATTTCTTCATTATAACAACTCTAAAACCAAAGGTTCTAAGGAGAACATGTTTGACAAAAGACCCCATTTAGGTCTTCCATCTTGGTTTAAACGTTGATATAACCTATTGAGAGCCAGAGATACCACCACATACCACCTCTCTGGCTCGTAATAGGAGATATTAATGTTTTTTGGAGCAACATCATTTGCCTCAGCACCTTTTGCAGATCCAGGATTCAATCCTAATGCATTGGTCATTTTAAACGGCAATCAGGTTAATACAGCCACAGGAACTGTAGGAATTGTTGGTAAAGCTAATGTCTTTCCAACAGGAAGCCAAGCTAATTTTAGTATAGGTAATTTAAAAGTTGCTGATGTTATAGGTGTTAATGGAATTGCAACTTCTTTAGCTACAGGAGTTGTTACCGTTACTGCTGGAGCCGATGTTAGTGTAACAGGTAATCAATCTAACTTTACTACAGGAACGGTGAACGTTGCTGATGTGGTTGGAGTATCTGGAAACAGAGTTAATTTAGAAACAGGTGATGTAGATGTTACAGCAGATGCTATTGTTTTACCTACAGGAAAAGAATTACAAATTGGAACTGGAACAGTTACTTTTGCATTTAAATATTCTGTAACAGGATCACAAGTTGAATTTGATACAGGAACGGTATCGATTACAGCAGATGCGAATGTTCCTGCAACAGGATCAAGAATTAATACAGATACCGGTGATGTTACTGTTGTTGCCGATGCAAATATTGCGGTAACAGGAAATGCTGTAGAAATAGCTGTTGGTAATGTAACAACTAAAGCAAACGCAACAGTAACGGTTACAACCAATAGACAAAATTTATCAACTGGAACTGTGACTGTTCAAGCAGCAGCAACAGTATTACCGACAGGAAATGCATTTGAAATAGGTGATGGTTCAGTGCTCGTTAAAAAATGGGATGGTATTGTTCCAGGTGCAACACAAACTTGGACTCCAGTCCAAACAAGTAGAGGTTCATAATGTTATTTGGTGCAACTCCTTTTGCTAATTCACCTTTTGCCGATCCAGGTGGTGTTAGTATATTTGTTCAACTTACAGGAAACAGAGTTAATTTAGACACAGGAACTGTTGGTGTTTCAGCTTCAGCAAGAGTATTACCGAATGGTCAAGGCGTAGAAGTTACTATTGGTAATGTTGTAGTTAAAATTGGCCAAACGGTGGCTGTTAATGGAGCAAGAATAAACCTTGCATCAGACACGGTAGATGTGATATCATGGAACCCGATAATTCCAGGAGCAACTGGTATTTGGATCCCAATCGATCCGGATAATCCATAGGAGAATAAATGGCTAGTACATATTCAAGTGACTTAAAATTAGAGTTAATGACCACAGGTGAAAAATCTGGAACTTGGGGTACCATTACCAATACCAATTTACAACAGCTCGAACAAGCGGTTTCAGGATATATTGCAATAGATGTAGCATCTGCTGACGTTAATTTAGCATTATCTAATGGTGCCGTTTCTAATGGTAAAAATTTTTATATTAAATTAACTGGAACTTTAGCTGGAAATAGAATTGTAACTATGCCAGATTCCGCTGAAAGAGTATTTATTGTAGAAGATGCAACATCACGATCTGCTTCTTTATATTCATTAACTGTAAAAACCGTATCAGGAACAGGTGTTGCAATACCTGTCGCTTCAAAAAATTTACTTTATTCAGATGGTACTAATATTAGTTTAGGTATTAGACATAAAGGTTATGTTACTCCAGGTGCAACTTATACGACCGTTAATGGTGATCAAGTTTTAGTTGATACTTCAGGAGGAGGAATTGGTGCTCCTGTAACGATTAATTTACCTGCATCTCCAAGTGTTGGCGATGAGGTTCATTTTATAGATAGTGGTAACAACTTAGCATCTAACAATCTAACCATTGGAAGAAACAGTTCTAATATTTTAGGATCTGCTTCTGATTTAACTGTATCTACAAACTCTGCTGCATTTACGCTTGTATATGTAAACGCAACAAGAGGCTGGATCTATAAAGATAACATTTAGGAGGTCACATGCCTCTCGTTCAATACGGATTCAAACCAGGAATTGACAAGCAGAACACGGCTGTTGGCGCTGAACAACGTTGGGTCGATTCTGATAATGTAAGATTTAGATATGGACTTCCAGAAAAAGTTGGAGGTTGGTCTGCACTTACAACCAATTCTATTGTCGGTGTTTCAAGAAAACTTCATGCCTTTGTAGATTTAGATGGAAATCGATATGTTGCGATTGGAACCGATAAATTTTTAATTTTATATTTTGAAGGTCAGTATTTTGACATTACACCTTTAAGAGCAACTTTATCTTCTGCAACCATTGCAACGACAGATACATCTGCGGTTTGTGAAATTACAACAAGTGGAGCTCATGGTTTAATACCTGGTGATATTGTATTACTTGATAATGTCACTTTACCTGGAGGAACTGGTTTTACCGATGCAGACTTTGAAGATAAATTATTTCAAGTTACAGGTGTTGGATCCACAACAACTTTTACAATTACACAATCAAGTGCTGCAACAGGAACCGTATCAACTGGTGGAAGTATAGATGTCAAACCTTATGAAAATATTGGTCCTGCCGAACAATCTTATGGATATGGTTGGGGTACAGATACCTGGGGAGCAGGAGGATGGGGAGATGCATCATCTGCACAAGACGTTGTTCTTGAACCCGGTCTTTGGTCTTTAGATAATTTTGGAGAAGTACTCATTGCAACGATTGCAAACGGAAAAACATTTACTTGGAATGCAGGAGCAGCATCCGCAACAGCAACAAGAGCTTCTACAGGAACATCTGGATTTGAGACAACAAATAATCCTACAGCTTCAAGATTAAGTTTAGTATCACCTACAACAAGGCACTTAATTCATTTTGGAACTGAAACAACAATTGGCACAGCATCATCTCAAGATGATATGTTTATTAGATTTTCAGATCAAGAAGATATAAATGATTATACTGCAACCGCAATTAATAGTGCAGGTGATTTTAGATTACAAGATGGAACTAAAATTATTGGTGCATTAAAAGCAAAAGAAACGATTCTGGTTTGGACAGACAATGCGCTTTATACTATGAAATTTATTGGTGCACCTTTTACATTTGGTTTTGAACAAGTAGGTACCAACTGTGGTTTAATTGGTAAAAATGCTGTAGTTGAAATAGATGGAGCTGCATATTGGATATCTAATAATGGTTTCTTTATGTACGATGGTACGGTTAAATCTTTACCATGTTCTGTAGAAGATTTTGTATTCGATAATTTTGATACAACAAAAGGTCAACAAGTCTATGCTGGATTAAATAATTTATATACAGAAGTTGTTTGGTATTATCCAAGTTCAGGTTCTGATTTTAACGATAGCTATGTTGTGTTTAATTATGCAGAACAAGTTTGGTATACAGGAACTGAGGCAAGAACATCTTGGATTGATGGTATTGTATATCCAAAACCTTTTGCTACTAAATTTAATTCTACTGCATCCGGCACATTTCCTACGGTGATTGGAGAAGATGGTTTAGGTCAAACGGTATTGTTCGAACACGAAGTTGGGACTGATCAAGTTAATCCAGATGGTTCTACAACAACAGTAACTTCTTTTATAAAATCATTTGATTTTGATTTAGACGTACAAGGAAATGGTGAATTTTTTTTAGCTTTAAGACGTTTTGTACCTGATTTTAAAACGTTAGAAAATAATGCTAAAGTAACTTTAGCTGTAAAAAGATATCCTCAAGATTCTGATACCACAACAAGTTTAAGTCCTTTTACAATCAATTCTACGACACAGAAAAAAGACACGCGTGCGCGAGGACGTTTTTGTAATATTAAAATAGAAAATGATGGTCAAAGTGAAACATGGAGATTTGGTACACTTCGACTTGATTTACAACCAGATGGGAGAAGATAATGGCAAAAATTAATATAAGAATACCAGAACCTAAAGTTGAATATGATGTATCCAACCAAAAACAAATTAACAGAGCTTTGACAACTATTGTTGAACAATTAAACTCAACTTTTTTAAATGAACTTAAACAAGAAACAGAACGTTACACTTGGTTTAGTGGAAGGAATTAATGTCTTGTAATAATGTAAATATAGAACCTACAGTTATTGGTGGTGGAGACGGGTCAAATGCTTATGATGCATTTGGAAGACTAAGAGTTTCTAATCCATTTACTATTTTTGATAGTACAAATGTAATGTCAAAGAATAATCTCTTTGATGAATCTTTAACTGGATCAGGAACAGTTTCATATACCGCAAATAAATCTACAGTTAATTTAAATGTAACTACAGCTAGTGGCGATAAAGTCATAAGACAATC